AGAAATTATGTTTGAATTACATAATGGTAATCAGTTTAAAAATTTACAATTAAAAACAGATAGTATGGAAGTAATTATAACAAAACTTTTAGAAAAAAATATTTCACCAAGTGAACAAATCAATGGCTAACCGAAACTTCGACAACTTACTTAAATCAAGCATAAGCGCAGTTGAGAGTGTAGAAGAAAGATCTCAACAAGAATTATCTGCAGTAAACGACTATTTATCTGAATACTTAAAATCGTTTGTTTTATTAGGATATGATACGACAGGAGAAAGCGTCGTTATTATAGGTGGTAAAACTGCACAAGATTATGACGCGATAGAAACATTACTACGCAGAGTTAGTAATATAGATTTTTTTAATAATATACAAGAACCGAAAGACAAAACAAATGAGTAAAATAGTTATATTAGGTAACGGCTATATCGGTAATAAGATAAATAAAATGTTTACCGAGAAGTTCAATATTAATGACGTAAAGCATTTATATAATTACCCATATCAAAACCCTGCAGAACTTAAAGAAACTCTTTTTCAAGACATAAGACAAGAGTTTATCAATACAGGTACTAAATGGATTGTGAACTGTGTAGGTTATACTGGGTCACCTAACGTAGATGGTTGTGAAGATAATAAACAACTTACATGGGATTTGAACGTAACCCTACCAACGTTGCTTGCTCAGTTTTGTTCAGATCAAAACATAAAACTAATTAACATTACTTCAGGTTGTATTTACACAGATACGAACACACCGTATGAAGAAACAGACACACCAAACTTTGGTATTGATAGTAATGATTATGGTAGTCAAAGTAGCTGGTATAGTAAGACGAAACATGCATTAGAATTATGCTTAAATGGTTTCACAAACGTTTACAATTTACGTATTAGGATGCCTATATGTAATGATTTTAACCTAAGTAAAAATTACTTAACAAAACTACTTAAGTATAACAATCTTCTTGAAGAGGTTAATTCTAAAACAGTAATAGAAGACTTAATTACTGTTATTAATAAAATTATCACTGTTGAGGATATACCGACAGGAACGTATAATTGTGTAAACCCTAACCCGCTTACTACTAAAGAGGTTTGTGGTATACTTGATAAGTACAATTTATGGAACCCTCATTGGAAGTTTATTAACTACGAAGAATTACAAGAGCATATTACTGCGCAAAGATCTAATTGTATTTTATCAACCGAAAAATCTAGATTGTATAATATTGAATTCCCAACAGAAGCGGATTCACTTCATAGATTATTACAAGAGAAATGAAAAATAAACATATTTTAGTAACAGGTGGTTTAGGATTTATAGGTAGTCACTTTGTTGAGTTATTACATGAAAAATGTAATAATTGTAAGATTACAATTGTTGATAGCTATAATTACAGTGTATCAGAAAAAACAGAAAACTTATTATGGGATCTGTATTTAGATAAAAAAAATAAACTAGAAATTACATTTAAATCTATACACGAATTTGATAATGTTGGTGTATATGATTATATCATAAATTTCGCAGCTGAGTCGCATGTAGATAATAGTATTGAAAATGGTGACCCTTTTATACAGTCAAATGTAGTAGGAGTTTATAATCTACTCAATCAACTTAAAGAAGGTCAGCGGTTTATACAAATTGGTACAGATGAAGTATATGGGAGCTTACCATTAACTGGTTCACCGAGTGAAGAAGGAGACTTATTACAGCCTTCATCTATATATTCATCAACTAAAGCTGCTGCAGATCTAATAGCCCTTTCATATTTTCATACATACAAGCGAGATGTTATGGTTACGAGATGTACTAATAATTTCGGACCTAGACAGTATCCAGAAAAATTAATACCGGTTGTAGTAAGAAATGCTCTTGCGGATTCCTACGTTCCAGTTTATGGTACTGGTGAAAATGTCCGACAATGGATATATGTAAAGGATCATTGTGAGAAAATCTTTAATGTACTTAAGTATGGTACATCTGGCGAGATTTATAATTTTGCACCAAGTTACGAAAATGATAATCATGGTGAAATTAATAATATAAATCTTGTTCAGGAAATATTGAGTATCTTGAAAAAACCTGAAAGTTTAATTTCTTTTGTTGAGGATAGAAAAGGTCACGACATGAAATATTGTTTGAGAGAGAGTTCATACAGGGCTATGATGATTATGGCTGGATTACAATTAGATCTTCCAGGTACAGAGAAAACATTTGCCGATGATTTGAGATACACTATAATGTGGTACAAAGAAAATGAAAGCTGGTGGGAAAAATAATATAATCATCGATGGCAACAATTTGTTGTATCGAATATTCTGGACTAGTAACTTTAAAATTAACGAATCTGACTCACCGGGTCAGATTTTTTTATTCCTTAGAGCGCTGAAATCTTATGTAGATAAATTTCAAGCTAAAAATATTTACTGCACGTGGGATAAAAAGTTAGATTGGCCGTCAACGAATTTTCGAAAAGAAGCGACAAGTGTAGAATATAAAGCGGGTCGTGATGATGAAAAATTTAAGGATGTATTTGAATTCTTAGAGCAAATAATCGACGTTATTTCATTACTTGGTGTAAAGAATATCTATCCAAAGCGAATGGAAGCAGATGATGTTATGGCTTATCTTGCTCATAACTTACCTGGTACAAGTGTTGTAGTAACAACAGATAAAGATTTGTTGCAGGTAGTGAGCAATAATGTAACTGTATTTAATCCTATTAAGAAAAAAGAAATTACTCTTAATAATTTCGAAGAATATACAGGAGTTAAAAAACAATATTACCTTTCATATAGGGCTGTAACAGGAGATAAATCTGATAATATTAATGGCTTCCCTAGATTTGGTATAAAAAGATTTCTCAAATTAGAACATAAAAACGTATCTAACAACGATGAATGGGCGTTGCTACGAGGTGATTCAATAACAGAAGAACAATATGAAATATATAAGCGCAATTGGCAATTAATGGATTTAACACAAGGATATCATTATTATGATGATGAAGTACCTGCGTATAAACAACAATTAGAGGATTTAACATTACATACGAGTAATTTTACTAGATTTATAGAAGCAGCAAAAAAATTAGATATGTGGACAGTAGTAAGAAATGAGACTTCTTGGAGAAAAACCTTTAATAATGATGAATTATTATTAAATATTATTAACAAGGCTATACACAATGTCGCACCATTTTAACGGATTACCAGATCAACCTAGAAATATTATATCACCAATAACCGGTGATACGATTAGACCTGTAATTAGAGAAGTGCGTGTTGGTGATGAAATTCGTACTGAAGCTCATTATATTTGCCCATCATCTAATCAGTTTGTTACAAAGATAACACTTAAGTCAACAAAACTAGATGGCAAACCTAAACCTTGATATAGTACCGCAAGATTACTATATCGAAAAATTCTACCAATACGCCGGTTACCCTAAATACAAGAAATATACTGATGTATATGAAGGTGGTTGCCCTATATGCAGAGAGGGTAAATCATGGGGTAAAAAACGTCGCCTATACTTCGTTAATAAACAAAACTTAATTTTTTGTCATAACTGCGGATGGTCTGGATCTCCTGCTAAATGGGTAAAAGAAGTAACTGGCAAAACGTTTTTAGAAATTATTGAAGATAGTAAATCATTTGATAATTTTAACATATCAACTTATAAAGAAAAAGAAACACAAGAAAAGCCTCAACCTTCCTTACCTGGGGAGTGTATAAATTTATATGAAAAATCTCAATGTGCTTTTTATGCACACGATAAAACAGTAGAGCTAGCATTAAAAACGTGTAGAGAGCGTAGACTGTTTACTGCAGTAAATAGACCTAAAAGCCTATGGTTCTGTATGAAAGATTATGTACATAAAGATAGAATAATAATTCCTTTTTATGATAATACAGATATAGTTTTCTATCAATCTCGTAAGATACTAGTTAAAGATAAAAAACCAAAATACCTTTCTAAAATAGGGTCAGATAAAACTATATTTAATTTTGATAATATTGATTCGTCACTCGATTATATTTTCATATTTGAAGGACCAATCGATTGCTTTTTTGCAAAAAACGGTGTTGCTGTTGGAGGTATTACTAAAGGTAGAGCATGCTATACCCCTAAACAAAAAATACAAATAGAACAAAAACCGTTTCACGAAAAAATTTGGGTTCTTGATAATCAATGGTTAGATATAACCGCGAAAGAAAAAACTATATCCCTTTTGTCTGCTGGAGAAAAATGTTTTATATGGCCGAGAGAATTAAAAAAGTATAAAGACTTTAATGATATTTGCCAAAAAATAAACCGAGACGAAATTTCATCTCAGTTTATTATTAATAATAGCTATGACGAGCTAAAAGGTAAACTTTTGTTATCTCAAATATAACCTAATACTTTTAATTCCTCTAACTCTTGTTCTGTATAATCCTCAGCGGGTGCTGGAGCAGATTTAGCAGCAGCTTCAGCTGCTTTCTTCTCAGCTTTTGCTTTTGCTTTTGCTTCACGCTTAGCATCAATTTTTGCTTGCTCTTCAGCGCTAATTTCTTCTGTTTTATTGTCGTCAAATAAGCCCATATAATTATTTATGCTTTTCTAAGTAAAGGTTTTTAAAGATTTGATTTAAACTAGCTAAACGCTCACATACATCTAATACTTCTGACTTAGTAGCGTCAGAAATACCATCAAAAATCGTACCGATTTTATTATCAGTTCTTAAAACACCTAACACACTATCAGTACCACCATTTAAATATTGCAGTATTTCGTCAATGTTTGACGTCCAATCCTGTAAGAGTTCTAACTCTCGAGCAGTGTTGGGTTGGGTGTCTTGTACGTCTTCTAAGTCGCCAGCTGTCGCAGGATCGTCTAAGGTATTAGCAAGAGACTCTCTATCATCACCAGGTGTTGCATCTACTGCTGGTACTTCTTCATCTTCTTTTAATAGAGATAAAAATTTATTTTTAAACTTTCCCATATAAGTATTTATTAAATACTTATGATGAAAGGCATACTTTTCGAAGATTTATACATGTACACTAACAAGTACTGGAAAGATGTAAAGGCTCGACATGTTCGACCTACTACAAAGACTTTAGCGGATATTGCGAAAGTAAGTCCTGAGACGTACAATCAAGTAAAAACCGACCTCAAACCTTTCCCTGGTGATCATGTCGTAGAACAGCTCGGGAGAGCTTTTAAAAATGTTTCTGATGCGACCTATTTATTAAATCAATTGTTTGAAAACCCAACTGTAAAAACAGACGACGAGACTAAAAAAAGTGTAAATTTTAAGTTGCAAAAAATTCAAGAAATGATAAAATCGATCACGGACGATTTAGATCATGACGGCACAAATAATTCGTAGTTTAATTTTACTAACAATAATTTCAAGTTCTGTAGGGGGGTTATATTATATTATAACTGAACGCACTGGTTCATTTTTAAATGCCTTTCTACTCGCAACTATCATACAAATAATTTTCTTCTTAATATATAACAATGTCTTGCGATATATTGCAAAACTTAATCTCGAAAAAGAGAATATTAAATTAGCACAATTAGCGGAGAAAAATAAAATCTTTGTTGAGTGTCAAGGTTGCAAAAATACAAATAATGTGTCGATAGATCTCACTGAAGAAAATTCTTTTGAATGCGTACATTGTGGCGCTAATAATAAAATTAATATAGAATATAATACGGTATTACCTACTAAAATAATTTATGATAAATAAACAAGATCATTCGAAACTAGCACGTTGGATGTGCTTATATGAAGCAGTAAACATTATCTCTGAAAAAGCAGAAAAAATGGGTTATGAAAAGGAGTGCCTTAAACCTATACCAATTGGAAAATATATTGCTGAGAGATTCCCTTCAGTACTTAAGGATATAGAAATTGAATACGAAAATGCTTCTGTAGCTGAGCGTCAATAATAGTCTCCATATACATCATCATTAGAACCATAATCAAAATAACTACCCTGTTCAGTATCTAAATCATTAATATAATCAATTTCAATGGAACTTAACTGACCAACTCCTGACGTATCAACAACTTGAGTTGAACTCAATTCAGGTGTTAAACCAGATAGGAAAGTGTGGTCATTACGCCTAGCGCGTAATTTAAAAACATAGTGCCCTTGTAATTGATTTATTTCTTTTATGCTTTGATCTAAGCGCTCTGTAATTTCAAAT